GCAAACTCATCAAGAACCGCGGTAAATTCAGCAGACTTAGTGATGCTGCCTTCGGCAAGGTCTGCAATAGTCTCGTCCTGCTTGGCGATCCTCGTCACAACTTCCGCCATATTATCGGGATCGGTGTGCACAACTTCTTCCAAGCGCCCAAGTTCTCGTTGTATCATTTCGGCGGTTTCACGGCTGGCCGTCAGAGATACAGTAGACCGAGTACGACCTCCCAATCCAATACCCTGCATCGCCGCCCGCTCAGGCGTCATAGCACGGATGCTACCAGAGGCTTCTATGGCTTCGGGATTCGCAGTGACGTGGTAGAGGGTGTCAGGTAGATCAGCTTTCTTAGCGACATTCCAACTAAGTTCCGTGCCTGCTAGATACTCGCCAGAAAGACCCCCTAGACGTTCCTCTCTTTTGGCGACAATTTGTACGTCTGCTCCCCAGCCTTTTTTGGTTTCAACATCAGTGTGACGTAGATGTACCGCGGGTACATCACCAGCCCGTGCGGCGGCGCTTGGGCCAAGAGGTATCGCAGGGGGAGGCGTCTCAGGTAACCGGGTGCCCAGTTCTTGTGCCATCTCTGCGGGTGTGGCTCTTGGAGGGGCAACCACTGGTTCTAAGACATCGTAGTAGCTACTGAGTAGCTCCTGGCTGGGACCTACTTGCTTGGAGGAGAAGTAGGGGGCAGGTTGGTTTATGGGTAGAGGTGTCGCCGGTGACGGCGCTGGAGTCGTAAGAACTCTCGATGGCGGTGGTGTCGTACCAAAGCCCGCCCTTTGTAGTTCCGCCGTTGTGGGGACGCGCCTCAATCCTTCCGCTGCTGCGGCCTCGACAGGCTCCCGAACCGCAAGGGCCGTGGTTTGTGCTTCACGCGCAGCGAGGTCTCTGGCATATTCTTCGCTAATCTGTTTGAGTAAAGGACCAGCGGCACGGCGTGCCCGACCTGCTGAACTCAGAGCACGAATAGCCGCGATACCTTCAAATGGTCCCGCAAGACCAGCACCTATTTGTTGCCACAAAGGTCTCTCTCGGTACTCTCCTGAAAGGCTCTCTATCTTCTCTTGGGTGCTCATACCACGTAGTTTTGTGATACGTGGATCGTACTCCCCTCTTAGGAGATACGGAACCGAACGGTAGCCCTGTATTGCCGCCTCTCCAAAAGCATCCAAGGGCTCGATGATAGCTCTATCAAAGCGAGTTGCTAGGCTCCTTGGCACCTTGGGCTTTCCCGTAGCCTGAAATCCCCTTAAACCCCTGAACCTCACTTCGTCACCAGGAAGACTAAACGGAATGGTGAAGGGCTTCGCTACGATACCAGGCCACCTCTCCTTGATTCTTTGATCTAGCTCAGAGACCTTTTCCAGGAATCCTCTACCATCAGCCTCTGGTACACGCTGCTGGGTAACTGTCGGCACCGGAGCCGTGGGAGAAACCGCAGTGCCAGGGGTCGGAGATGGTCTGGCGGGCGTGGTCGTGGGCGTACCACTGCGTAGAACAGACTGGTAATTTGCCCTTAGCCGAGCATTTCTATCTTCTTCGCTTTCTGGCGTGGGCGTGGGTGTGGTCGTGGGCGTACCACTGCGTAGAACAGACTGGTAATTTGCCCTTAACCGAGCATTTCTATCTTCTTCGCTTTCTGGCGTGGGTGTGGGCGTAGCCATTTAGAACCTGAATGCCGCCTGCGGGGCGAACCTACCCCTCTGTCCGCCTCTCATGGATGGCGGTAGCGAGGCAAAACGCTGACTGAAAGGCAACTCGCCAAGGAACTCTTGGAACGACTGTTGCTGGAACGGGTCTTGTCCCTGCATGATGTTCTGGGATAACTGCCCGGTAAACTCATCGAATATAGGCTGGAACTGGTTTCGGAAGTAGTTCCGTTGGGTCTGCCCTCCAGCCGAGGGGCCGCGTCCAGTGAACTGGTTACCGAACCCAAAGTACGTCTCACGCGGCGCTTCACCGAGGATATCGGCCCAGAAATCATTCTGCATTGCCATCAGTTAGTCTCCTAGAAGCGTCCGCCTTGTGGCCCCATGAACTCTGCCAGGTACTCGCCAGCCCTTTGAGGGTTCTGCGTGATAAAGGTATTGAACCGATCTCTCGCCGTCTTTGCGAAATTTTCTCTCAAGAATGGCGCTACTGAACCCAGCCTAGACTGAAGAGCTAGCTGGAACTGGTTCTGTGGGTCTTGCAAGAAAGTTTGTGCTCCTGCGCCCGTACCGGCCCCGAACCCGCCTTGCAATGCACCCAAAGCCCGCGTGGCTAGACCCCGAAGCGCATTTACTGTAGGGCGTGATTCTCCAAACATTGAGCCACTAGGTTGATTATAGGTTCCTAACCAATCTTGGAATGACCTCGCACCACCAGTAATTGGGTCGGCGACGTTCTCACCCAGGGCTTCACGGGTCATAAACTGTAGGTTCAGTGGGTTAAAACGACTTTCCAGGCCCTCCCTCAAGAATGGAGATGCACCTGGGTTTAACTGTTGACCTATAAAGTCTCTGAATGTTAATTGCCTACCACCCCTCTGTAGTTCAAGTCGCTCCCGTGCCTCCTGCTCGCTTTCGGTGGGTCTAGCAAATACAGAGTCCGATACCACTGGCGCATCAACGGTGAACGTCTCCGGGACGACAGTGGGCGTAGCTGCGGGAGTGGTTACAACTCCGCTCGGTCCGCTCGGCGATAGGTTGGGGCCAACAATCTGTCTCGCATCTCTAATCCATGCGTCTATCGTATCCGTACCTAATGCCAAATTGTTAAGCTCAATGTAATCAGCAAGAGCGAGTCTAGCAGTCTCTTCGTTTAGTGCTCTATCATTGTTTACTCCTCCGAATTCCCCCAGCAAAAAACGCCTCAATATATCAAACGGCATAGTTCTTCTCCTTTATCCTAGCTGCGCTAGCTGTTGCTGCGAGCCCGGTCGTGGGCTTCCTGGGGGCACGTTCGGTCCTGCCTGTGGCGTCGGTGCGGGTGGTGGGCCACCAAGGGCGGCGTTGGGCAGTGCCCTCGGGTCTATACCCGGAGGACCCCCTCCGCCCTGAGCGGCTGCTACCTGGGCCTGCATCTGTTGCTCTGACATGAATCCCTGCATCTTCTTTTGGAACATGAGTTGCAGTAGCTGAGAATAGTAGAACTGGGCCAGATCGCTCCGACCCTGCTTCTCAGCCGATACCATAAGAACATACAACTGTGCTTCTGGCAAGCCGCGTTCGGCCTGCTGCACCTTGATCTGGTTGTCGATCAGGTCGGAGTCCTGAAGTTGTAGGTAGTTATCGCGTATCCACTCGTCTGCCATCAGCGGCACCGGACCCTCACGGGCCATCTGTGCCACCGCCATCTTAGCAGTATCGTCCTGCGGTAGCTCGGACTTCAGAGTTATCTGGGGGATACCGCCCATACGAACTGCTTCGGGCTCTATCTCCTCGTCGAAATAGTTCTTCTGACGATCAGTACCGGTGAGCCTGAGATTCTCAAAGGCCCCGGAGGTGTACTGTGTCCTAAGAAGGGACGCGCCCAGACGGTAGAAGTTGTTGACCGCCTTGATCCTCGGCTGTATCACGCTCTCCAGGCCCTGCCTCAGAGTCGATATGGCGAACCCGGATAGCTGGAACTGCAACTCTCCGAATATGGTATGGGGTAGGGCACCGCGCTGCACCTCTCCAGAGACTATCCCAAGGAACGCGCCGGTATCGCGGGTAGTCTCCAGCAACTCCATCGCCCTGACAGACTCTCCCTCTGCGGTAGAGACCATCGAACCCTCTCGGAAGGGGTCGTCGTCCAGAGTCTTGGTCCCGTCTCTTGAATGCACGTCTATCGGCGGCTTCCGGGCACGGGCAACAAGCTCCAGCATGATGGACATTATCAGGTTATGGGACTCGTACAGAGACCTATTTGCCTTGAATATCGACTCACCGTACCGGGCATCGTCATCGTCTCGGTCAGAGGACGTGATCTTGGGAGTGCTCGGGTTAGCCACGATGACTACCGGGACCCTTGGGCTACCGTGTCGGGTCTTTTTCTTCAGCATCACATCGCCATCGGCCACGATGTAGTTGTCCCTGGTGTCATAGAAGTCGTATACGTCGATGGATATGTCCTGATCGTCGGGATCTTCGGACCTGATAGTCTTGCCGAACTGGGCCTTGATGTCCGCACGGGACTTACGTGTGCGGTGACATGCCCAGGCCAAACCATCAGATCCCATCCCCCAGAAGGTGTTAAGCGGGTCCCACGGTGTGATGTCTACGAATGTCTCGTCCTCGGCGTTCTTGCCGATCAGGAACCGTCCCGCTATCCAGCCCCTAAGAGTAACGAAAAAAGATATAGAGTCCAGTACCGGGGCCTGGACCATCTCCAACAGCCGCTCGTCCGCTGCGTCGAAGGCCCCGATCAGGAAGCGTTCGCATACGTCATCGGCCTCTCGGTCAGATATCTGGTCGTCATGAGCGGGAGTTCGTATCTGTAGGTTACCGGCGGAGATGAGGGATATGACCTTATCTGCAAAGGTCATGGGTTCGTTGGACGTATAGATGCGGTATCCCTCGTTGGAGTCCTCTACCGCATCGTCCGGTTCCGGTGGAAGGCGTTGATCGAGTAGATACAGGCCGTAATCGTCCTCGAACCGGTCACGCAGGTTCTGGGTAGCGACCTCGTGATCGGTAACTAGCTTGATTATCTCAGCCGCATTGGGCATCAGCGTCTCCCGAACCGTCTAACCGGGATCTTGTTACGGTTCTTGGATGTAGAAAATCCGTATCGGTCCACGATGCCGTATGTCACCGCTTTGATCCCGTGATTGAATTTATCCTCTGGAGTCGTACCCACTATATTACCTTCTCTGTCAGTTTTCCACCTATATGGCCTATCCTGGCCGATATATTCGGGTAATGGGCACGTTCTGGCACCAAATTCGCTCAAAATCCCCTCACATTTCGGAGAAAACACGATTTTGGGCAGGTTATTGGTGGGATTGACCTTCAAAAACGATTTAAGGCGCTCGATCCCCTCCGGGATCATTACCTTCTGGGACGTTGGGTAGACGCCGGTCTCCGATAACCATATCTCGGCAGGCGCTGCCATAGCCTGGTGCTGCCATCCAGCCACATCTATGACGTGATTGCTGAAATCTCTGTACCAGGGCCTCTGTTTGGCTATATCTATGATCTCTGAGGTGATCAGGCCCGTCTGATATATCTCATCGAACACATGTATCTGCCCATTTATCTCCTGGGAGACCTCACAGGCATAGGCTCCGCTGTATCCTGGGTCCGTCCAGATCGTAACCGGCTCCCCGACCACGTATTCAAGCTCTTGTACGTGTATATCGGGTCTGAATTCCCCATGTACGAGCCCAGCGGGCGGAACTCTCTTGCCTGCGATGCGCTCCATGAAGAACTCATCGGGCTTATCTTGCTCCATACGCAGTATCTCAGGGTCGTTACGTCCGCCCGGATACAGAGATCGGTTGACCCACGAGGGCAACTCGAAACCGCGACGTTCGCCACGGTCGTTCTTCCACGCCTCTGCTACCGAGGGATACCAGCCCATAGACCCTTCCAGCGTCCCTGACAGCACCATCCAGCCCCTACGCGGCGCAGTTCTGCCATCGATGCGGTGAAAACTGGTTATATCTAACTGGGACGCCTCGCACGCCATGATCCCGTTGGGTGCGGTTCTCGCAAGTCTTCGGGGATCCTTAGCGGATTTCGTCTCTACCCTGATACGAGGCTTGTTCTCGTCGGGCATGGTGATCTCGATATACCCCGGATCTACCCGCTTACTGGCCCTGACGGCACCAACACCGAATATCTGGACGAAATCATCTCGGATATAGTTGAATTCCTCTTCGGTGTTGGCGTAGTCGGAGCCCACGAGCCAGTACAGAAGCGCCCGGTCCCCATCCCAACGAGTAGCCATATCCTCGGGCCACCGCTTCAGGAACAGCTTGGACGTGGTTAGGCTCTTACCACCCTGCTCACCACCGGTAACGATGATGTATCGGGCGTCACAGTAGATGATCTCGGCCTGCTCGGGCCACGGCTGGAAGTCCACCACCTCGAAGAGCCTCTCGGTGTCTTCAAGTGTCTGTACAGCGGTTGCTAGTGTCACTTCTTCTTGGTCTTGGGACCCTTAAACTTCTTCGTATGTATCGGCATATCACCCCCCTAGTTCCACTGAGCTACTGCCTGACGCCTCTCCTGCAACATCCGCTCCTCCAATACCCGCTTATCATCCTCGCCCCTCTGATCATACCCCAAACGAAACCCCTCACTGTACCCCTCCGCGTACCCCTTCTCAGAAACATCACACTCCAAACCACCAACATCCTTGGAATCCGCCTTCTTAGTCATAGATACATTGCTCCCCTATGAATTCATTCATCGTGTGTAGATTAGCTCTGTCCATCGTCTTGCTGCTGTCGATCAATCCAATCTCGAAGCTGATCGGTTCTGACCCGGACTGTGCGACCTACCCGCACGACCGGCAGACCCCGGTGGAATTGCTCGTAGAGGAATGATCTGGAATACCCGGTCGCGGCGACGGCCTCCGGGATCGTCAAAAGGATTTTTTCATCGGCCAGTTTCGCTAACATCGTCATGTTCCTCCAACTGATAGTGTATATATACGGATACTCTACTCTATACTTTAGGTCTATTCAAGCGGTCATAACGGTCAATATAGGCGGTCATTCCATGTGATGCGGATTAGGCGGATTGGCGAATGAGGATTTTTCATGGCCCAATAAAGTGAACCCGCAATATCGAACAAGTGAAACCGCAATGGGTTGCGGGTTCACCCTCCCAGGAAAGGGGAGAAACCATTAAGGAAGAGGGGATTCTTAATCTTAAGTCTTTCTTAGATTACTCTTAGATACTCTTAAGAGTCTTAAGAAGCTCTTAAGAGACTCTTAGTACCAGCATCTAGTACCAGCAAACAACTTCTTAGCTACTCTTAAGACTCTCTTAAGAGACTCTTAAGACTCTTAAGATCTTAAGAGAGTCTCTTTACGACTCAAAAGTTATAGGAGGTT